TGGTGTGGTAGTTAAACCACGGTCATACTATCTACGAGAGTAGAGAGTATGCGACGATTTCCCATCGTCGCCAGTCTAAGCCATAATCAAAACGATCACGCTTAGACGCAGGTATCATATCCCAAAAGGATGTGACCCTTCGCTTCCGCCTCCACTTGACGTCATCTTGACGAACAAGTATCTTAGAGGCGTTAATCGATCCCTGCAGTAAGCTAATCAGTAACCCGTTAGGGTTATAGATGCGCTTCTTGGACCCTCTAGGCACACGGATAGCATCCTCAGATATCAGCATCGCTCTCTGGTGAGGTATTAAGACTCGGTAAGACTTACCTTGTAAATTAATATCTCGAGATAGCTTGCGAACATCTTCTAAAAAGGATGGTGCATGTATCCCAGAAGAAAGGTCCTCCCATCTCGGAACCACTAACCTAGGAACCTTCGAAAGAAGGAACCGAATTAGTCGAAAGAGATGAATCCCACTCTTTGTTGAAAAGCGGGTAAGAAGGTTTACAGCAGTATAGAAAGACGCGTGGTCGGTGAGCTTTTTGATATATACTCCCCGAATATCAGATCCCAAAAAGAAATCTGAGCCACACGACTCTCTGAACGGACCTTCAACAAAGGTCTTGTCACTGTTAACCGAGAATCCGAGGAGAGAAAGAACGTGGATGACATCCTGGGTCACAGACCTAGGGCATATTATGTCATCACCGAAAACTCCCCAAAGATTATCAGACGTACTTTGTCCAAGAGGGTACCCTTGAGGGGTAAGACCTCTCCAACGTAAGCACGCAATGACGACACTGGCGAAGATCATAGTCTGCAATGGGAACGTAAATCCGTTACCCATAGTAGAAACCATGAACATCGGAACAGTGCCCACGCCTTCGACCTCAACAGATGGTGTTCTGTACTTCACCAATTGAGTATAAAACTCTTTTGGGAGAAGCCAGTGCAACATCCTAAGAGATATCGAATCGGATGCACTACTAAGGTCTATCGTTGATAGATTATCTGTAATGCTCCCAAGGCGTGCCAAATCGCGGTTCTTGAATTGTTGGTCTGAAAGATCGATGCCATATCGAAACTTCAGCCTAGATTCAAGTAATGCACCGAAACCTAGTTGGAAATATGTATTCAACGTAGGCTCTATGCATATACACCGTGAGATTTGATCGTTCTTCGGAACGAAGCTAAGCTTACTTGAGGCTACAGAGGGTTCACCGTAGGTCTCTTTGCGGATTTCCTCCGCTGCAGACCATTCGGGGAATCTTTGTATGTAGCGCTTGTACCAATTGTACAAAGACAAGTCACTGCATGACAACTTAGAGGAGAACAACTTCGTATAGAAGTCGCCACCATTCGCAAGACGATTAGATCCCGGTCCAACTCTAGCTTCCGCTAGAATTGAATAAGGATGATCGACAAGCGAAAAGCCGTCACGAAACCAAAAATTATCAATGGTGCGCTTTACTTCACCAAGGATACATTCAGTTTTTGTGTCAATTTTATCGACACACAGCTCCCATTTCGAACAAGCTTCGTTGCTTGCCAGAAATTTAGCAAGAGCGCGAGCGTCAGCTTTATCGGACGTGGCCGCGACGAATTTCTTCGTTAGCGACCCCACCAAAGAACTGGCGTAAGCCTCTCGATGGGTCATGTCAGGCCAAGTCTTATCCGTATAGGGTAAGCCTTGAGCTAACAAGTCTTGCTTCAAGTACGAGTGAAGGACTTCAGGCGTGATGGCCATAAAGAGATTCCTCAAGAGAGAGTTCGCACGCATCTAGACAGATGCGACTCGTTCCAGGATTGGAACAACGACCCCCGTCACGCCTTGGCGAAAAGCCAAAGCGAGACAGATGATCACTAAGCCGGCTTTCACAAGCAGGCGAAGGCGGGAGTCCTTCACAAGACCCCCGAGATCAGCGTGTCAGCAAGATCAGCCGACTCTTCATTAAGAAGACCGGTTAGATAGCTGACTAACGCTCTGATCTGATCAGGTGCGTAACTCTCCATGCCAGCTGGGATATCCCATGTAACACGACAAATTGCCGTGGCTGGCACACCAGATGCGACATCGCCACCCTTACGGATGACAAGTCGATACTGGTTCTTGGGGACGGTACCGCGTAGGCCAGTTACCGGGTTCGCAGCAGGCAACGCTTGAAGCGTTGCAGGCTTATAGAACGTAGAGGTAAAAGGCTTATCAGCAGTGTTTGCTGTCGCAGATCCCTGTGTGCCAGTTAAGGCAGTAACAGTTTTCTGCTTCGCATTCACGACCGGAGCGGTATCATCCACCTGCGTGTAAGCAGGTGTAGTGAATCCCGTTATGGTCCCGCCAGTGATGCTCGAATCAGGTGACCAAGTCATCGATGAAACTCCAAGGTAGGGGTTTACAAGAGTGCTTAACGCTGTTAAAGGCGGTACACACTCTTAGAAGCGGACCTATGAGTAGAAAGAAGGGCAGCCAGATTTAGCCATTTAAGGCCGAGACCGGGTATCCGAAATTCCAGTGAAGGAATAGTGGATCCACCGGTATAATCTGTCCGCTCAACTTCATCAAGGCCCATGTGATATGACCGTCCGCAGCGGATTGCCATTACGTTCACGTCCAAACCTGGAAGAACTGGAGGGGAGACAGTTACGTCAATGCTTTTTACAGCACTACGTTTCTGACCTCTTTCAATCCAGCCCCACTCGATAGTTTGGTGAGAAAACGCATCGATTATATCACCAAGATTGGTGAAATAATCTGCTATGAAAGAGTAAGGGATGAGTTCCCAAACTGTAGGCATGATGTCAGACCAGGAGAGCCCAAAAGCTGTGCTAAACTCACGTTTAGCATACTTCATGGCCCCCTTATATCTGACAAAGCATGTTTCAGTTGTGAAACCCTTCCCACTGTATGGAAAGTCGTCAATTAACCCACCGAAGTTCTGATGGTTAAAGATCTTGGTCGAGTTACCCTTACCAAAAACCACTTTACGTGGCGTTGGGTTATAGAGTATTTTCGCAAGAGCCTTGATACCATCTTCTACATCGGAGATAAGAGGACGCCATCCAAAAACAGTCTCCAAATAGCTATTCGCTACTATGTCTCTTATATGACCAATGGAAAGTTTGCCTTTCGCGAGACGCCTTTCTTTGGCGACTCGTTGGCGCACCTTAAAAAGGTGACGAAACGATCCTTTGTACATAAGCCTCATAGGGTTGCGAATCATACCGAGAGCTTCATGGATTTCTCCAATGAAGACACCACCTTGCATGCTCCGTTGTTCACGGATCGCGTGCTTGATGAAATCGGTAATGGCTGCGTTGTTTGCTGATGAAGCAGAGGATGTTATGCTGCCAGGGGCTGTAAGCCCCAGAATAGCAGCAATAGATCCTACACGCTCACTAGTGGTCCAGTTAGAAGGAACATCAGGAAGCACAGAGAGTTTCTTTCGAGACTTTAAGTGATCTGATGTAGAGCCTTCTTGCCAGACCCTAGACCCAGTCAATGTTGAGGTCGCGCTTTGTCCGTTACGAATACGGGTCTTCCAATCAGGTCTCTCACCGGAAGTGCTCCGAATATTCTCACGAAGAGAAATATTCGAATTAACATTCCAGTTAGACGGGTTGGTTCCGGAATACGAACGGCGAAGAAGTGTCCAACCAACAGTAACAGGGGTAGATTTAGTGGGCATGTTTTAAGTTCCAACAACAAAGTGGTTTGTTAAGACCACAAGAGAGAGCGATCTAACAGATCGCGAATATCTGCGTAAGCAGATACCCAGACCTAACCTATCTCTTGAGCGGCAACAACACAGAAGAGTGGAAAATCTCTTCCCTTGTAGGGAGGAGAGGATCCTAAATCTCTTCTGCTACGCGGAACAGCCCTGCGACGAAAGATCGCAGTTTAAGCTGATCCTTTTTACCGAGTTCAACTCGGGACGTATGTTGTTTACCATCAGGAGTAAGCACGGTCTCAGTTGCGACAGACCTCCCATCGGAGTTGTACTGAGCGGTAACGCTAAGGGTCTGAACGAGACGAACCGGCGAAGTGTCCTTATGGACAATCGACGAGGCGGCTCGGGACCTTTTACGTTTATGCATAAGTACCTCCAGAAGAGTGAGCCTGCAACGCGAGGGCGCCCGAAAG